TCCAAATATTTCGTGAAAGCGTATGACGGTGACCTGTCGGCTGACGCTATCCGTGAAGCAGGTATCGAAGCAGGACTTCTGAAAGACACGCAGGCCGAAAGCATCAAGCAGGAAGCCGGAACGTGGAATCGGACAAACCAGATTGCGGCAGGTTCAGACAGTGAACCTCCTGTCGATTTTGTTCAACGCATTTCGCAAGCAAAGTCTCAAGCGGAAGTTGAAAAGTTGCTGGCCGAAGCCCAAGCACAATCCGAAGCCTTCTAACCGTTAGGGGGCTTCCTCTTTCCGAAAGGTTTGATCCCCAATGGCATATACCCAACAGTCATCAGTATCCGTCGATCAGGCGGCATTTGATCGGCTCGCATATTTTGCGCTCCGTTCAGAACTTTTGTTTGACGCTGTAGCAGACGTTCAGCCGACCCAGCAGGCGATGCCTGGTACGTCGGTTACGTTCACGATCTTCAACGATCTTGCTGAAGCGACTTCAGCCCTCACCGAAGACACTGACGTTACCGCTGTTGCGATGAGCGACAGCCAAGTGACAGTGACCCTCAACGAATATGGTAACGCTGTTGCTACGACCGCTAAGCTGCGTGGCACCTCGTTCCTTGACGTTGACACTGTTGCAGCGAACGTCATCGGTTACAACGCCGGTTCGTCACTTGACACCGTTGTTGCTGACGTGTTGAAGGCTGGTTCCAATGTCGCTTATGGCGGCGGCGGTGCAACCACCCCAACTTCTCGTACCACCGTCGCTGTGGAAGACGAGTTGGAAGCCAACGACATTCGTAAGGCAACCGCACAGTTGCGTGCAGCGAACGTCCCAACGTTCAACGGTTTGTACATGGGATTCATCCACCCGGACGTTTCCTATGACCTCCGTTCAGAGACCGGCGCAGCAGCATGGCGTGACCCACACGTCTATGTTGACACCGACATGATTTACAACGGTGAGATTGGTGCTTTTGAGGGTGTCCGTTTCATTGAGACACCACGCGCACCTCTGTTTGCTAACGCATCAAACGGAACCGGTTCAGCCGGTACCATCGATGTGTACGCAACGTTGGTGATGGGCCGTCAGGCTCTCGCTAAGGCACACTCAATCGTTGATGGTAACGGTGCGCTTCCGAAGATTGTCCGTGGTCCTATCACTGACACCCTTGAGCGTTTCCGTCCAATCGGTTGGTACTGGCTCGGCGGTTACGGTCGCTTCCGTGAGGCAAGCCTCCGTCGTATTGAGTCATCGTCCAGCATCGGTGCTAACGCCTGATCTGGTTGACCCTGGTTGCGTTGCCCCCTGCTTCGGCGGGGGGCTTCGCTCTTTCTGGGGTGCTATTATTTAGTGACGACTACTAGGAGTTGACATGAGTATTTCTAATTATGCTGAGAACAAGTTGCTGGACACGATTGGTGGCACGTCGTTTTCGGTGACTGCTGCGTATTTGAAGTTGCATACGGGTGATCCGGGTGAGGATTGTACGGCTAATGCTGCGACGGAGGCTACCCGGAAAGCTGTGTCGTTTGGTTCTGCTTCGGGTGGTTCGATGGCTTCGTCTGGGACTGTTGAGTGGACGAATGTTTCTGCGTCTGAGACTTATTCGCATTGGTCGTTGTGGACTGATCCGTCGGCTGGTGATCCGTTGTGGTCTGGGGCGTTGGCTTCGTCTGCTGCTGTGACGGCTGGTGATACGTTTCAGATTACGTCGTTGACGTTGACGTTGGACTGATGGCAACTAATTTTCCGGGTTCTTTGGATTCGTTTACGAATCCGTCTGCTTCGGATGCGATGGATTCTGTCACGGTTCCTCATGCAGATCAGCACGCTAATTTGAATGATGCTGTTGAGGCTTTGGAGTCGAAGGTTGGTGTTGATGGTTCGGCGGTAACCAGTTCGCTTGATTATAAAGTGAACGCACTACCAAGAGGCGTGATAGCAAAAGCACAAAGAACTACGTCTTTTACTTTAAACACAACTTCGACAACACTTTTGTCTGTTACTTTTAATGCCGATTCATCGCGCCTTTATCTAATTATGGGTCACGGCTTGCCAGACAACATTAACGCAGTTGGTTTTGAAGAATTAGGGATTTTTATTGACGGTACGTTAAGACAAGCAAACCCTATTGCATATCTGAGCACCAGTTTAGACCTTGGAACGTCAAACCCTTGGTTGTATTATTCTTACCCGTCAAGCGGTTCCTCAACCGTTGAATTAAAAGGTAAGGTTGGCGGAGGAGCAACTTCAGGGCGAATTTATGCAGATTCGTCTGTCCCAACTCAACTAATCGTTTTGGATGTAGGCGGCTCATGACCACGAACTTCCCCTCTAGCATTGATGCGTTCACGAACCCAACATCGGCTGACACGTTAGATAATCCGCCGCACGATCAACAGCACGCCGATATTAATGACGCTATGGAAGCGGTGCAAACGTCGTTGTTGGATGGCGCCCCGTTGCATATTGATGACGATAACGAGCGTGTGGGTATCGGTACAACAACACCTAGCCAAACCCTTGATGTCCGCTCAGCGAATGACAATACGTCTGTGTTCCAGCACACAACTAATGGGTCGGACGCAAGAATTGAATTGAGGGCACCTGAGGCTGGGGGAACAAGCCGTGCAGGTCAAGTTTTTTTTGATCCTGACGCTAATTTTGTTGGGTTTCGCAATGGGAACATCAACGCTATGGGTGTTGATTCGTCTGGCAACGTCGGTATTGGCACAACCAGCCCTGACGCAATTTTGCATGTCAATGGAGCGGGTGGGGTAAACGTCCCTATGTATGTGACTTCTACCGACTCCGTAGCGGGTATTGCATTTTCTGATAGCGACTCAACTTCTGCGACGGAAGTGATTATTGCGGCTGTCGGGGACGACATGCGACTCACTGCTGGCGGCTCGGCGCGTATGCTTATTGACTCGTCTGGCAATGTTGGTATCAACGATACCACGCCGTCGTACACGTTGGATGTCAACGGAGACATCAACACCACAGGCGACCTACGCATCGGTGGCACAGCGGTCGGCATTTGGCAAGACTGGACACCTTCGTACCTAAACTTCAGTGCTACCACCTCCCGTGCGAAATATGTGCAAGTGAACGACCTTGTTTTCATTGACTTACAGGCACAGTTGACCAGCACAGTTACTGCAACAATGTTCATTGACGGTCTGCCCGTTAACGGTTCGGTAAACACAGACCTTTACGCTATCGCACGCGATGCTTCGAGTAGCGTTACTTACCAATCGTATCAGGTACAGACTTCAGGGCAGACTGCTCTTCGTTTTTGGGGTTCTGTTGGCGGGACAGGCGTAAGCAATTGGTCTGTCAGTTATCCGACTACTTGGGCATCAGGTGACTACATATACATTAAGGGATACTACAGGGCGATATGATTATCTATTTGTACGACAGAACAGAACCTGGCGAAATACCGCCAGAACGCTACGACGAGTTGGGTATTGACTTGACGGTGCCAGACCTACCTGATGAGGTGTGGCTAGAACGTATGCGTGTTGAACGTGACCGTTTGCTGGCTCAGTCGGATTGGGCTATGACAAGTGACGCACCAACAGATAAAACTGCGTGGGGCAATTATCGTCAAGCCCTACGTGACTTCCCTGCTATTTGGACACCTGCCGAAACAGCAGAATTCCCTGACCCGCCAGAGGCCAACTGATGACCACCAACTTTCCGTCCAGCATAGATAACTTTACGAACCCGACATCCAGCTCGACGATGGCTTCGCCGTCGCATTCTGCTCAACATGCGGATGTGAATGATGCGGTGGAGGCTATTGAGACTGCCCTGTTGGATGGCGCACCGTTACATATTGATGACGCTAACGAACGAGTAGGTGTTGGCACAACGACACCATCTTCGCCGCTTCATATCAAAGCAGATTCTTTTGATATGTTGTCGTTGGACAGAACCGATAACGCCAATGTCGATCAGCAGGTCATATTGACTCCAACTTATTCTGGTTCAGGAAACACGGCGTTCGCCATCAAAATTGGTGGCGAGATCATGCGGGTCACCGAAGCAGGCAATGTCGGTATCAACGACACCACACCGTCGTACACGTTGGATGTGAACGGTGACATCAACAGCCAAACAGATGTGTTGGTATCAGGAACATCGCTACCAAGAGGTCTGCTCGCTCGTACGGCAACTAGTGGCGACGCAACTTTTGGAACATCGGCGGTTGCGCTCATGAGCGTAACGTTCACTATTGCAACTAGCAGAAAGATTTTGCTAATGGGTGTAGTCCCGTTGATCGACAATACGTCGTCAGCGATGCAAGTGGGCGTGTGGCTGACTGATGACAACACAGTTCCGTTATCTGGCGCATGGAACGCAACCTACAACAACGTGCCGTCGTCGGGTTACAGTTTCGACACGACAGTGATTACGGGGCGAACGTTCAGCACAGGAACTCACACCGTCTACACTATGGCGTTCACAACAACAGGAACAGCACGAATGAACAACGCAGGCGGTTATCGCTACGGAGAAATGCTGGTCTATGACATGGGAGCAGGCTGATGGTAGTACGTTGCAACATGAAAGGCGAAACGGCGGAAGATTACGAACAAGAAATGCGTTGGCACCGTGACGCATTTCTAGGTGCTAGCGATTGGACTCAGATGCCTGACAGCCCGCTAACCGATGAGCAACGGCAAGCATGGGCAACATACCGTCAAGCCCTACGAGACTTCCCATCAACATGGACACCTGCCGAAACCGCCGAGTTCCCTGACCCGCCACAAGAGTAACCGATGAGTCGGCTGTACGAATCCTCCACCGACTACGAAGAACACATAACGTACGCCGGAAACACCGTAGAACAAGACTACGACAACCCCGACTACCTATACGACCGGGAACAACTCACCTACGAAGGCACCACCGCCAACGTATCGCAAGGCTACGCATCCACAGCCCTGACCTACTCCACAAACACCACCGGCTACAACGGGTCACGCACACTCGACACCACAGCAACCGGAACCGGCACCGGCAGCTCCACCACCATAGGTGTTCGCATAGCGTTCCGCACCGCCACAGGTGACGGCACCGGCACCTCAACAGCAACAGGTTTACACGTCGCGCCACGCACCGCCACAGGTGAAGGCACAGGAACCTCTGCTACAACCGGCCTTCACATTGCGCCACGCACCGCCACAGGCACCGGCACAGGCACATCCAACAACGCCATCCTGCACAAACTATTACGCACCGCATACGGCAGCGGAGGCGCAAGCACCGGAGACAGCGCAACCGGACTTCACATCGCACCCCGAACAGCAACAGGCGAAGGTGACGGAACCTCTGCTGTTGTTCAGGTACGCACCACGTTCGCTACAGGCAGTGCGACAGGGGCAGGAACCTCAACTGCGATCGGTGTCCATATTGCTCCACGCACCGCTACAGGCTCAGGTGACAGCACCCAAACCGCCAGCGGACTACACATCGCCCCACGCACAGCCACCGGAACAGGAACAGGCACAGCCACCTCCATCGGCGCACGCTTCGTGTTCCGTGCAGCAAGCAACACCGGCAACGGAGCAGACATCCCAGCCACCTGGACAAAGAGCTTTATCTTCCGGCCACCCGTCGAAGCAGACTTCCCGTGGGCAAACTACCATTCCGCAACCCCAGCAAACCGGCTGTTCTCACGACTCACCCCCGGCGAACGCCGACTTAACGTCTACAAACTCAGCGACGGCACTTACACCTCAATAGATCCACGCAACGACAACGCTGTCGTCAAAATCTATTTCGGTTCACACGAAAACTTTGTGACCGCAGAAGAAAAAGCAGACCTAGTAGCAGCAGGATACGATGTGACCTGATGGCAACATTCACACCACCCACCGACAACCTTCACCACTTCTCAGATTTTGATGTGGACATCCCGTGGAACGAAGAACAACGGTTAGCGTTCCGATTCCTACAGCACTACCGGCCAAACCCCCGTGGACGAAACATCTACAAACTTGATGACGGCACCTATGTAGAATCAGAACCGTCAGATATGTCAACAGTTATCCACACCTATCAAGGGGGTCACGACCATGAAGTTTCCGCTACCGAAGCGGCAAGTCTTACTGCTGCGGGTTACGGCGACTATATTTCGTGACTATGAAACATCGTGAAGTACATCCAACGCTTGATATTGAAGGCTGTTTCGGCTGTCGGATTGCGGGCGTTTCGTTCGCAGCGTCATCAATGCCGTCCCGAAAGATCGAAAATAATCGTATTGAAGCCACAGAACGTCAATGGTCTAAAGACATGGATGCCTATAAGCGGCTCAAACAGGACGGTTTGCAACCAGCCAAAATTGATGGGGCGAGGGAAATCGAGCAGAAAGCTACCCACCGCTCGCAGGTAGAGACTGGAATTCTGTAGTACAATTAGCGCATGGCTGTGTATCAGGGCAAGAACGTGGAGTTGGATTCTCCTCGTCGTATCCGTAAGGGTGAACCTGGTTATGGCCGTAAGAAGTCTGTCGTGTATGTGAAGGACGGTTCACGGGTTAAGAAAGTTATGTTTGGTGATCCGAACATGAAGATCAAGAAGCAAGATCCTGCCCGTAAAAAGTCGTTTGATGCACGCCATAATTGTGATAGTCCGGGTCCTAAAACTCAGGCTCGGTATTGGTCTTGTAAGGCTTGGTGAATGATGCCTGGTATGAAGAAGACAATGAAAGAATATAAGGCTGGCAAGTTGAAGTCTTCGTCAGGTAAGAAGGTGACGAACCGTAAGCAGGCTATTGCTATCGGCATGTCGCAACAGAAGAAACGGAAAAAGTGATGACTGTTTACGGCGGTAAGTACATGAAGAACAAGAAGCGGGCTGCGTCAAACGGTCCCGGTTCAAAGTCGTTTGGTCCCGCTCTATCCACAGCAGAGGCTAAAACAGGTAAGAAGAAGTGACTACAGCCGGTCAACTCATTGACCGTGTTGCTGGCGAACTGCTGGCAGGAACGGTAGAGGAACGCAACAAACTTGCGACAGGTGTTGACGCGTCCGCAACCACGTTGACGTTCACCTACCAGCTGTCAGGTTTGCGTGAAGGCTCAATGTTCGAGATCGGTTCAGAACAGTTTTATGTGTGGACAACAAACTCGTCCGCCAAATCTGCTGTAGTCGAGCGTGGCTTCAACGGCACCACCGCAGCATCCCATGACGCTAACGACATTACGACGGTGAACCCACGGTTCCCTCGGTCACGAGTGTTGCAACAGTTGAATGCCGACCTAGCAGATTTGTCATCACCGTTAAACGGCCTGTTCCAAGTTAAAACTGTTGATATTGCTTACAATGGTAGCGACCGGATGGTGAACATTACAGGTGCAACCGACATCCAAAACCTGATTGATGTCCGATACCGTTACCTGTCTGACGACTACCCAATTATTCGTGATGTTCGTTTGCTGTCTGATATGCCGACCTCCGATTTTGCGTCAGGGTTCGCGTTAGCGTTCGATTCGTATGTCCGGTCAGGCACCATCCGTGTCGTGTACCGAGCGCCGTACGGCTCGTTCAGCGCAGAGTCTGACACCGTTGCCGATGTTGGCGGTTCCGACTATCTGGATGACGTGCTGGCGTTAGGCACACAGATGCGTTTGATGGCTGGCCGTGAAGTTAAACGCAACTTCACCGAGTCGCAGGGCGATACCCGTCGAGCTGAAGAAGTGCCGTCTGGTGCTGTAGCGAACTCAATGTTGCAACTACAGCGTTTGCGTCGTGACCGTGTGATGGCTGAAGCTGCACGTTTGAACCGTCAGTATCCTTTGCGTATCCGAAAGTAGGCGGCGATGTCGCTGATTACTTACACCACGCCGTTCACGGGTGGACCGTCGTTTTACACAGGTATTTCTGGTGCCTCCGATTTGGTGCCACACATTTTTCCGGTCGCTATTGATGGCCGCCCGTACATGCTGGACACTGCGTCTGGCCGGTATGCCCGCACGTTTGAGGCACGGTTGAGGGATTCGGTTGACCAGTCTGATGTCCCTGGTGAGGCTGCGATTAACCCGCAGGGGTTGTGGAGGCGTGGTCAAACGTCTTGGCATTTCGGTTTCAACCAGAAGTATGGGGATTTGCCTGACAGTAATGTTGAACGTTTTGAGGCTTCGTTGGGTGTGGATGTTTGGACTGAGGGCGAACTCACGTTGTTGAACGATGTGAAGGTGTCGTTGTCTACGTCTGGCACGAATCTGTTTTTGGCTGTTGTTGGTGACGAGCTGTGGTGTACGGATGGCTCGAATGTGAAGTACACGACTGATCCGTATGCTACGTCACCTACTTGGGCAACGATTACAGGCCCCGGCACGATTCGGGACATTCAAAGTATCGGTAGTGACGCGTATGTCGTGTTCCCTGGTACTGGTTCCACGCGGGGCATTGTAAAGGTTGATGGCGGTACGCACACGTTGGCTGGTACAGCAACAGCGTACGGTGTCCAGTTTGACAAGGTTGGTTACGCTAAAGGACGGCTAGTTGCGAGCAGCACAACGTCAAGCGAACTGTGGTTTGACCCGTCCGGTAACAACCCGCCCGCAGATTACACGCATCCTGATGAAAATTTCCGTTGGGTTGGTTTCGCAGCCGGTCAGAACGCTATCTACTGTGCAGGATATTCCGGTCAGAAATCGTTGATTTATAAGGTGACCATCCAATCGGATGGCACGTTGGACACCCCTGTTGTTGCAGCTGAACTGCCGTTCGGTGAACGTGTTTACAGTCTCGCCGGATATTTGGGGTACATCCTTATCGGCACCAACGAAGGTTTACGGTACGCCTCCGCTGACGCAGACGCAAACCTTGTCCTCGGACAAACCATCGCAGGAACAAACCCGATCCTGTGTGCTGACGGCTACCAACAATACGTTTGGGTTGGTGTCACCGATTACACGGGGGATTACACGGGGCTTGGCCGTATCGACCTGTCACATTATGTTGACGTGAACGTTCCTGCCGCAGCCCCCGACCTGATGTATGAAGGTCAGGGTGACGTGCAAAGTGTTGCCACGTTTGACTCGAAACGGGTATTCACGGTGTCGGGTGTTGGTGTGGTGGTTGAGGACACAGCGAGCCTGATGGCTTCCGGTTACTGTGAGACTGGTACTTGGCGTTGGGGTATTCCTGATCCCAAGTTTTTGGCGTTCTTTGACCTTGAATATGAGGCGTTGAACGGCAGTATTGACGTAGATTACGCCTATGACGGCGGCAACTATGAGCGTCTTGGCACAGCAAACGCGCAAGGTGGCTCGTTAACTTCTTTGTCTGGTTTAGATAAAAAGTTCCGGCAAGCCAAATTTAAAATCACGTTGAACCGTGACACCGTTACCGCATCTGAGGGTCCTGTGCTGGCACGTTGGCAGGCTAGAGCTGTGCCTGCACCGTCACGTTCCGAGTTGTTCCAGGTGCCGGTGTTGTTGCATCAACGCATCAACCGTTTCAACCGGGAATACAACGTGGATGTTGAGTTTGAGTTGAACAAGCTGCGGGATCTTATCCATAATCCTCGTGTTATCCAATACCAAACAGGCACGTCAGTCTACAAAACTATTGTTGAGAGTGTAGAATGGGTTCCTGTCGATCAACCTAACGACGACTATATTTTTGATGGTACTGCAACGGTGACGTTGCGGTCGCTTGTGGAGTAACTATGGCTAAGACACGCAGATCGTATACAGGGGCTTCGGTTTCTACGATTACCCAATCAGATATCAACGCGTCTGGCACAAACAGTTTCACTGTTGAATCAGCTACGAATTGGCCGTATGGTGCTGACCCGTTTTATGTGGTGTTGTCTCCTGGTACTGCTTCTGAAGAAAAGATACTGGTTACTCGGACTAACGCGGGTGATACGACGTTAAACATTTCGTCTGATGTTGTTCGTGGTTTGGACGGTACGTCTGCGGTGACGCATGGTTCTGGTGCGACGGTGTATCCGGTGTTTACCGCGGTGGATGCTGACGAGGCTAACGAGCTGGCTTCGATGTGGGAAGCAAAGGGTGACATTGTTTCGCATGGTGCGTCTACGTTTGCTCGTTTGGCGGTTGGTTCTGATGACACGGTGTTGATTGCTGATGCTTCTGCGTCGTCTGGTTTGGCGTGGGGTAAGGTTAATACTGCGAATATTACTAATGATGCTGTGACGAACGCAAAGATTGCTACTGGTGCTGTTGGCACTACAGAGCTTGCTAATGATGCGGTGACAAACGAAAAGATTGATGCTGGTGCTGTTGGCACTACAGAAATTGCTGCTGGGGCAGTTGAGTACGACAATTTAGATAGCGTTGTGCAGTTGAAGTTCCCGCAGGGAATTGTGGGTAACTTGTCGGCAAGCGGTAGTTATACATCGGACGCTTTGAGAGATTCTGTAACGGTTACAGCGACTAACCGTCTTATGATGATTGTTGTCGAAGCCGACGATGTGACCCAATGGGAAGTAAGAAAGAGCGGCGCAGGGACTTTGATTCGTACCGACAAAACTAACGAAATTGATGTTTTTGGTTCTGGAACAGTTCGGATGTATGTGCAATCGTCAAACACGACTTACGAATTGTGGAACGACGGAAGCACAGGCGGTTTTACGGCTTCGGGTGTCGCTTACATTGTTGATCTTGGGCCATCGTGATTCATCTCATGTCTAGCATCGTCAACCCGCACCTCGCAATCAACTTCCAAATAAAGGCACACTGATGGCAAAACGTAGATACACCGGATACGACAAAACCGCAAAGCGTAAGCGAGCAGGTTTAGAAAAACTTGTTGACCTTCTTGAAGCCGAGTTCGGTTTGTGGAACAACGGCACCTACGGTGTTCGAGCGAAGCGTGGCAAGTCGGCCTCCAATTTAAGTGTTCATTCGACCGGCCGCGCCAGTGACCTTTCTTGGCGTGGCGCACCGTACAAGGGTTC